CCAGCCTCATGGAAGTCATTTATCTCGCTAGATTTGGCAGAAGCAATCGCAACAGGGCGAGACTGGATGGGCTACAGGATACCCAAAAAGGGTGCAGTCCTGTACATCTGTGGTGAAGGTCACGGCGGTATGGGCGCAAGGGTCAAGGCTTGCAAGATACAGAACAAGAGTCCTGATGGCGCAAATCTGTACATCATCAGGGCGCAACTTAACCTTAGATCAAGTCCAGAAGACTTTGCAGAACTACTCAAAGCAATCAACGAGTTAATAGCGCAAATTGATGAACCACTTGAACTAATCATCCTAGATACGCTAATGAGGATGTCTGGTGGAGGGTTTAACGAGAACTCATCAGAGGATATGGGTGCATTTATCACCCAAGCTGGCAAGCTACAGGAAATCTATGATTGCGCCTTGATGGTGATTCACCATAGCGGTAAAGATGTCACTAAGGGACTCAGAGGCCACAGTTCCCTGCTTGGTGCTGTGGACACAGAACTTGAGATACAGCGCCTAGATTCAGTCATCAATTCAGCAGATTCAAGCATCGTTGGAAACGCAATCCTCACCGTTAGCAAGCAAAAAGATGGGGCTGACAGCATCCAGATCGGCATCGAAATCATGCTGGTAGAGATTGGGAACTCACCTCTTTCCTTTGAAATGACCACCTCATTAGCCATCAGGCACAACCAAGACATCGCCAGCAGCAACCCCAAAGGCACTAAAAACAACTCAGGTAGCGGTGGAAATCAGAAGATTGAGATGGATTCTCTTTATAAAGTGATTAAAGCTAAAGGCTCATATCGTGAAGTAGATGGTACTAGTCGCTATGGAGTGAGTTTGGATGATTGGAAGGATGAGTTTTGGAGTATGAAGGGGTGCAGTGAGGAGGATAAGGCGGCTTTTAAGAAGGCTTGGCGAGAACTAACAATCACATACGTTAAAGATTTACTCAGAGCCAAGACACCAATGGAGGTGGCACAGAAGGAACTCATTGAGGCGCAACACGCCAAGATGCAAGCTGAGACTTCTGTTGAGTATTCACAAGCCTTGGTGAACTACAACGAGCAACGTATCTTCAGACTCTACAAACGCATCAACGAACTACAGGAGTTTGGTCATGACAGATGATCTTGAGGATGATGCTTTCAACGAAATAGAAAGGCAAAGCCTGTGGCGCAAACGCTCAGTGCAAGCCGCTATATCCATCAACCCATACCGCAGCCAAGTGATTGATGAAGTGGCTGATGCCATCCTGAAGATGGAAGGGTTTGGTAAAGACACTTTGCATAGCTTTGCGATTTACATCAGGAGTTTGAAATGAAAGAACACTTTTGCCCAGTAGAACAGTCAGTCATCACATACGAGGACAAATGCAATTGGTGCGGTCAAAAGGAATGGATAGGGCTTGACGAGGTGGAAATCATTGGTTGCACTTGCGAGTGTATTGATGAAGGTAAATTCAATATGGATTGCGCCATTGACTTTGCTAGAGCCATTGAAGCTAAACTAAAACAAAGAAACACATGAACCCACCAAAGAACGCATTTGATTACTCTGGCGCATCAATCTGGACAAGGGACAAAGAGTTATCGTATATAAACATTGGCAAAATCAACGGTTCAAAGCGTAGAGAGCAAATGAGGCGCACAGAGACTGTTGGCATTCACCCACTAAGAAGCAAATCAAAAGATGGAAAAAGTTAAATCAGCATTTGAGTCCACTAACGAACCAAGTTTGTGGCAGACAGATAAGAGGGCTAAACGTCAAGAAGTAGCCCTTAAAGCGGCTAATACAGAGCTTAAAAACAGGGGTCTTAGGGTGCGTGAGAACTTCACGACTTACAGCAAGGCTAGAGCCGCAAAGTGATAGTCAAAATCCGCACCTTTTATGGCAGAACTAAGGGGGTCAGAGGTGACCGCCAGACTGAAGTCGTAATGGGTACGGCTTGGTTATGCCAGAAGTGTGGTGAGGTGATCTTGTATGAACACCTCACCCCTAAACACTATTGCAAGCGTCCTCTTATGCCTGTAGTCCTTGCAAGTACTGAGTCTTACCAGCAACCTTAACGGCTGTCAGTTCTTGATTCTTCAGATTAGAAGGGTCAAAGCTACAATGTATCCAGCCCGAATTTGGCTGACCTTGGGTGTAGAACTCAAGGATAAGCTGAGTGTAGTCAAGGTTATCCATAATCCATTGCGCTACATCAGGGTTTGGAAGACCATCAATTTCAAAGTCAACTGCTTGGCCTTTGCAATGGTCTGAGGTTGCCGAGCCTCCGGTGGCTTGGTTAACGGCTGGACACCTAAACCCAGATGTGATCTTGACAGGCTTGCCAAAGTGATCCCGCACTGGTTGCAAGATGTTTTCGCAAAGCAAACGCAATGATTCGATTTGCTCATCATTTGGCGTGTTGTCAATGTCTAGGCGTGTTGCAGTCTCAGACTTGATGAGTTCATTGAGTGTGAAGTTTGCTGACAGGTTCATAGTTTCTCCTTTAAGGTTTCGTAGATTGATTCGTAGGCTTGTTGACAGGCGGCAAGCTGTCTGATTGCTTCATCTCCATCGTCTGTGATGGCGATAAGAGTTTTAGCAGTCTCTGCGTCAAGTTCGCCTCCCTCTTGACTGCTATCTCCGCTGGCAACGGCGGTATCTGAGGTGGTTGATACGGGGCAGTTGCTTGCTTTGACAGGGAGCCGCAACCGCAAAGCACCAGAGTCAATAGCATAATCACGCTCTTTTGAAATCTGTTTTGCTCTCTCATTCGATGTCCTTAATGCTGTGGCTGTTGATGTAATGGCTGTGGTCAATGCAGCCTCTTTTGTCTTTGCAATAGCGTTTAAACGAGCAATCTCTAGTTGTTGAGAGATATTCTCATCATGCTTGCCCTTTAAGTAACCACCCCCAAAAGAGATGGTTACAGACAAGACAAACCCCAAGATTACCCAAGGGTTGAAGATACTCATGGCTTTGGCGGCTCATCGTTGTCATTGGACTCAGCCTCTGCCTTTGCGGTAGCGTTGGCTACAGCCTTGACAGCGGTACGACCAGCTACACCACCAAGAACGCCAGTAATGAACACCATGATAGTGTTGATTTGTTGCAAGTAAACAGAGTCGATTTTGGCCATGCCCGACATGGGCTGTGTCACGAACGAAACTGAGTATAAAAACATAGCCATAGCGCCAAGCAGAATGGTCACCAAGACCACGATAACGAATGCCCATACCCTGACCTCAATCTCGTCTGATGTCAGTCGATTGTTAATTTTATATCCAATGGTTGCCATTACTTTTTCTCCTGTTCAGGTTTGATGAGTTGATCGGGACAAGTACCTGTAGCGGTACAGATTGGGGGTTTGCATTCTGGTGTATCCCAATTCTTAGGGTCTTGGCATGGATACCTGAAGCGATCTTCACAGCCAGCCAGTAACCCGCAAAGGATGCCAGCACAAATAGTCAGCGCCAGCAGTTTAATTTCATGGTTTGTCATTTTTGCGTCTCTCCTGTTCTACTTGCCTTCTTAACCGTTCTACCTTCTCGACCTGTTCCTTGACCTCATGCTTGGCCTCTAAGATATCGAGGTACAGCATTGCGCCCAATGGGAGTAAACACGCTATGAGAAAACAGCAGAATACCCATCCCATTATGTCTTGCTCCAACGACTTAACAGGACGAACCACAGCCACAGGTAGAGGAGGAATATAGTAGTCACTGCTAGGTACGCTAGTTTTAGCTGGACGTTTCTTTGCTCCTGCCGCCGTTGCCATACTTCTTGCCTCTTAATTGCTTCCTCTTTCAACCTTGCTTGCGTCTGCTCCTCCTCAATCTTGTCCTTCATGGTATATACAGAACTGTACAGAGCACCCATCTCAGGAGGGGCAGAATATACGAGGCACTCACGAATCTGAACCACAAGCCTGTCCATTTCTTGCTGTGCCATCACTCTCTTGAGTGCCGCTTCCATGTGATTCTGGTTAGGGTCGTAGACTGTTATGCTTTTCAACTCCTCAGATCGTATGTGTTCGGCTAACTGCTCCTGAAGTTTAAAGAACGATGTTAAATCTTGGACAATCCCAATTTTGACTTGAGTCTCGTCCACAGAGACATAAGCAGATTTCTTAGACTTAGCAACAGGTTTTGCAATTTGAGGCTTTGGTTTAGCACCAAAGAACTTGAGAAGCTGAGTCCAGAAGCCGCCGATCTCTTTACCAACGGCCACAGCTTGGTCAACGGTGCTCTTAACCTCAACAAAATGCTCTTTAGCTTGTTTATAGAGGTCAACACCTTGCTGAATCTGCTTGACCAGACCAGCCGCCATGAGGCAAATAGTGATTGGGTCAATTTCAGTCTCCTGTTATTGGCTAAACAAGCCAGTGGCGTTCTGGATGTTTGGTGCGGCTGTACCAGACATAATGCCAGTAGATGTTGGACTCAAAACAGCCCTACCCAAAGCTGGTAAAAGTTCTGGAATATCCTTGCTAATCACATCGTACAGACTACGACCAGCCAACTCTTTGCCAATTTTTTGCAACTTCTTGGAGTCTGTTGTTGTCAAGATTCTGGTCATTTCAGCGGCAACAGCCCTTGTTTGTGCATCACCCAACTCCGCATAATCTCTTTGCAATGCCCTAGTCAGAATGCCTTGCACACTCATTACAGGCATCTCTCTCATGGCCTTTCCACCAGCACGAACATCTTGAATTGCTTGGGTTCTTTCAGCAGTTTGAGAACCTTGCATGACTTGTTTTGAAGTGCTTTTCATCTCCACTTCACTCTTCAAGTTTTTCATGAATTGAGAAAACGATTTGTCGCCAGCCTCATCTTGAGGGAAAGTGGCTCTGATTATTCTCAAATTCTTTGGATTGTTGATGATTTTTAAAGCTGGATTTCCAGTCGCACCAACTACAGTGTCATCAGTCTGCGCCCCAC